TCTACCACCAGAAGAGATATTTAAAACGTTTGTGGGTAGACAAGCAAAAGTTATAAGGAAAAAATAACAATGAACAAAGTAGCAAAAACAAAAAGCAACGGGCAAGCACTCACTGCAGTTAGTCTTGACTCAATCATATCAGACGCTGAATCATTATCGGGGCTCGAAAACGTGAACTCCGCAGATGACTTGGCACTGCCTTTCTTAAAAGTATTGAGCCAACTATCGCCGCAGTGCAACAAGACCAGTAACAATTTTGTGGAAGGTGCCGAACCCGGCATGATCTATAATAGTGTTAGTGGCAAACTCTATGACGGAGAAGAAGGGATCGATATCGTTCCTTGTTTCTACAAGCGAGAGTATATAGAGTGGGGCGAGAGAGGCACAGGGAGTGGAGCTCCTATTGCAATTCACGACTCTGACTATGACATAAGTCAAGCTCCGAGAGACGCAGGTTTTCAAAACAGGTTGCCGAATGGTAACATTGTAGAAGAAACTGCAAATCACTTTGTATTGGTCTTAGATGGTGACGGAGGCTTTGAACAAGCTTTGATTACTATGAAATCAACACAGAGAAAAGTTTCTCGTAAGTGGAACTCTATGATGCTTCAAGTTAAGATGCAAGGTCCAGACGGAAAGTCTTTTACACCACCATCATATAGTCATGTGTATAGAATAAAAACTATACCACAGTCCAATTCAAAAGGGACGTGGTTTGGTTGGGAGGTCTTTAAGATTGGCCCGGTTCAATCACAAGGCGTGTATGATGCCGCAAAACATTTCGCACAAGGCGTTAATAAAAACGCTGTGAAAGTGGAGCACTCAGACGAAGCGCAAGTCTCACAAAAGAAAGCGTTTTAGTTAGAACAGGGCGGCGATAGCCGCCCTTTCTTTTTGTGGGGTTCATGAAAGATAGATTATTTATTAGACAAGTATTCAAAGGAAATGAGAACGCTTACGGCACCTACGTTCCATCTGGAGAAGTAGACTCTAGAGGAAAAGCAAAAGGTTCTTGTAAGACCTTGCCTCTGCCAGAGGGAGAGGTGTTATCTGAAGACGAAACACTATGGAAGAATCATCTAGATGGTGTTCAAAGTATAGGTGTCATTCCAATTAATAAACAACACGAATGTTTTTGGGGTTGCATTGACATTGATACTTACAAAGGATTTGATCACAGACAACTTCTTGTCAGCATCAAAAGAGCAAAGCTTCCTTTTATTGTGTTTAAATCTAAGAGCGGTGGGGCTCACGTCTACATATTTTTTAAAAATCCTGTCAAAGCAAAAGCACTAAGAAAGAAGTTAGACAAGGCCGCGTCTTTGCTTGGGTTTAAAGGTCAAGAAATATTTCCAAAGCAAAGTGAGTTACCGACAGGTTTCTTTGGCAACTACGTTAACACTCCATACTTTAATGCGGATAATCCAGATCGTTATGCAATGATGTTAGATGACAACGAGCAAGTAAAGCAGTTGCCATTACAAGAATTTTTTACATTGTACGAGAACACACTTGTTGAATCAATAGATAAGTTTGTGATCAAAACCGATACTGTATTTCCAGACGGTCCCCCGTGCAATAATTGCATAGCTCTTCGTGGTTGTGCTGAAGGCGGTCGTAACATGTATCTTTTTAACGTGGCTGTGATGTACAAAAAAATGTACGAAGAGAGTGGAGAAGATTGGTTATCTAAGCTTCAAGAGGCAAATCAAAAATACATGACAGATCCTTTATCACAGACAGAGGTATCTAGAATATACTCTTCAGTTACAAGTCACACAGAGTCCTCGATAAACTCTATCACTGAACAGGGAGAACATCTAGATGAAGAGAGCACTTCAAGCTATCACTATCTGTGTAAGCAAGAGCCTATGAAAAGTTACTGCAATCGTGAAGAGTGTATACCAAGAAAGTACGGCGTAACACGGACAACGGACGGTGATGATAATCAGACAGACATATCTCAAATACATAAAGTATTAGATGATCCTGTTTTTTATTATGTGACGTTTGAGAACGGCGTTGTTATGAAAGCAGAAGTTGATGACATTTTTGAAGAAAAGAATTGGAGAAAAAAAGTTGGTGTGACTTTAGATTTTAAACCTGCACGAATGGGCGCAGACGATTTTGATACATACATTAATCATCACATGAGAGAGCATTTAGACATTATGGAGTTGCCAGAAGGTGTTGGAAGGAACAATAGAATACACAAAGGAGTTGAAGACTGGTTGTCTGGCACAGGACGTGGGGACGATGTTGAAGGTTTATTGCAGGGCAGTTCTTTCTACGATGAAAAGAAAAATAAAATATTCTTTAAGTTTGAAGATCTGCGTTCGGCATTGGTGTCAACAAAAATTATTAGAGACACACAAAAAGAATCTTCTTTGTTATATGATTTTGTAAAGAAGCCGTACGAAATACAGATTGATGGTAAAACAGAACGAGTTAAAAACCCGGGTTTGAATGGAGAGCAAACAAAGAAAACTGTAAATAAAAAAACTATTCACGTGTGGGTGGTAGATTCAAGACTGTTTGATCTTGTAGGGGACAATGTTGAACCAAAAGAAATTATAAAAGAAAGGGCGTTTTAATGAGGTATCTTGATGAAGCAGAAAAAATACTTGGGCCGGAGTCACATAAAATATTTGGTCCACCGGGAACAGGAAAAACAAATTATTTAATAACAAAATTAATTGATATTATTGACAACAAAAAAATACATCCAAAAGACATTTGTTATATTACATTTACAAACAAAGGTATTGACGAAGTAAGAGAACGTTTAGGAGTTCTTAAAAAGACAGAGGGCTATGAATCCTTCTCTACTATTCACGGTCTATGTAATCGATACATAAAGGGTGAGAGTTCAAAGTTAGTTGAGGCATCAGACTTCGAATACTGGGCGAAGTCAGAACGAGGTGACGTAAAAAAAGAGTATGGAGAAGATCTTGATAATAATTTTATTTTAAATTTATACAATTTACAGAGAGTATCTAACACAACGTTGGAGCAGTCTTTTGTGAAAATTAATGAAAGAAATTACAAGTGGAAATATGTTAAATACTATGTAGACAGCTGGCATAAGTATAAAGAAAACAATAAGTTACACGATTTTACAGATCAAATTTTATTTGCTTTGAAGGTCAATCAGTTTCAAAAATACAAAGCTGTGTTCTTAGATGAAGCTCAAGATTCTTCGTGGTGTCAGTGGCAAGTTATTGACAAACTGTTGGAGAAGACTTCTGTTGATTATTTGTACATCGCAGGAGACGACGATCAAGCAATTTTTGATTGGAACGGGGGAGATGTTAATTATTTTTTAAATCAATATTCGAATACGTGTGAAAATATTTCTTTAACAAAGTCTCGTCGTTTGTCTCAAGAGCATATTAATTTTGCAAGTTTAATTAGTGATACTATAAATAAAAAACAAGAGAAAAAATACATCGCGAAAAAAAAGGACAAGGGTTACTTGCAGTACACAGGAAGTTTTATGTCAATACCGGTAGACAATGGTGAGTCTTGGACAATCATGGTCACCGGCTCACGGATTATGAACGAGATGAAGAACATAATGATGAGAAGAAGATTGTGGTTCAAACAAACTACGGCCAAAGGCTATGTTCATTATCCTGTGGGATCTAAAATACTATCGGCTTTAAAATGTTATTTTAATTTACAAAAAGGTAAGTACGTTTCTAAATCAGATCTTCTTATATACAGAACATTAGTCAAGCCAAAAAATTTTATGCCAAAACAATTAGAGGGTTTAGACAAAGATCAATTGTACAATAGGGAACAACTGGAGGAAATGTTTGACTTTGATTTTTCAATAGATTGGAAGGAACATTTTGCAAATGTGAACAATCCAGAATGGAAAAAGAAGTTCCGTTATATAAAAGACTGCATTAATAACAACGTTGATATATTTACAAAAAAGCCTGCTATCAAGATGTCAACGATCCACGGAATGAAAGGCGGCGAAGATGATAACATTGTTCTAGTTGGTAACATGGAACAACCATTTTATAATAAATATAAAAGTAATGAGCCGGACGAACGAGATGCTATCACGCGAATGTTTTACGTTGGTAGCACAAGAGCAAAGAAGGCCATGTATGTTTATGTATGTTCTGATTTGCCATATCGATTTAATTTTGATAGAGTGTTCAAGCAATACAACGAAAGAAAAAAAGTAGCATAAATGAAAGTTGATAACGTCAACCATCCTCCTCATTATAAACAGGGAGACGTAGAGTGCATTGATGCCATTGCATCTTGTTTGGGCGAAGGCTTTAAATTTTATTTGCAAGGAAACGCTATGAAATATTTATGGCGCTATCAACATAAGGGCAAAGCACAAGAGGATCTAGATAAATCTATTTGGTACATAAATAAATTAAAGAGCACTGTTAATGAATAATCAAGTTAAATGGACTGAGTGGGTTGCTGACGACAATTTTCCTGATCTGTCCAAAGTTCCTTATCTAGCGGTTGACTTAGAGACATGTGATATACACTTGATGACACACGGAGCAGGTTGGGCTACTGGTAAAGGATACATAACTGGATTTGCACTAGCCACAGCAGACTGGGAAGGGTACTACCCAATAGCTCATGAAGAAGGTAACTACGAAAAAGATAAAGTTATTTCTTGGATAAAGAAAACTTTATCCTATCCCATGCCTAAAATATTTCACAATGCGTCCTACGATGTAGGTTGGTTACGAAACGCAGGCATAACCGTCAATGGTACAATACATGACACTATGATTTCAAGTGCTTTGATTGATGAAAATCGTTTTTCTTTTACTTTGAACAGTTTAGCTAAAGATAAATTGGGACAAACAAAGAACGAAGATGTTCTTGTGGAGTTTGCAAAGTCAAAAGGCATTGATCCCAAAGCTGAGATGTACAAGGTTCCGGCAATGTATGTAGGCAAGTATGCAGAGATGGACGCACGATTGACCTATGACTTATATTTTCACAACGAAAAAGAAATAGAGAAGCAAGAGCTTCATAAAATTTATAATTTAGAATGTAGACTACAGCCTTGTTTGATTGACATGAGAGCTCATGGTGTTCGTGTAGATCTTGACGGAGCCGCGATTGCAAAAGCAGAATTGTTAAGTCAAGAAAAACAAGCGTTGTTTGAAATAAAAAAACTATCGAATGTAGATGTTGATATCTGGGCTGCAGCTTCTGTTGCAAAAGCGTTTGATAATATGAATGTGAAGTATGAAACAACACCAACAGGTAAACCTTCTTTCACAAAAAACTTTTTAAATACCAACGGATCTCCTTTAGCAAAATTAATTGTCAAGGCACGAGAAACAAACAAGGCGCACACGACATTTATTGATAGTATATTGAAGCACCAACACAAAGGACGCATTCATTCTGAGATACATCAGATGAGGAGTGACAACGGCGGAACTGTGACTGGACGTTTTAGTTATAGCAAACCTAATCTGCAACAGATTCCTGCACGAAACGAAGACATTAAAAACAAAATACGTTCTTTGTTTATACCAGAAGAAGGAACACAATGGGGGAGCTTTGACTATTCACAGCAAGAACCACGATTGGTGGTGCATTTTGCAGAAAAAGTTAATGAAGTAGACGGGTTTACGTACAATTCAAAACGGCCAACGATGGCCACTAAAGAATTTATTAAAGGGTATCGCAAGGGAGATGCTGACTTCCACACTATGGTCGCTAAGATGGCGGGCATTGATCGTAAGATTGCAAAAACAATTAATTTAGGATTATTTTATGGTATGGGTAAAGCCAAACTCACAGAGGAACTAGGCATTGATCAAGAGACTGCTGAACAATTGATCGATGAATACAATCAAAAGGTTCCTTTTGTGAAACAACTGTCTCAATATGCTATGGGCGCAATGGACGAGAATGGTTTTGTAACCACGATAGGTGGTCGGCGTTGTCGTTCTTTTGGTTATGTTTCAAAGCAATGGAATGCAAAAGGTTTTTTTAAAACAGAAAAAGAGGCAGAGGCAGAGTGGGGCAAGTACAATTTTAAAAAGGCTTACACCTACAAAGCATTAAACAAACTGATTCAAGGGTCTGCGGCAGATCAAACCAAACAAGCAATGGTGGACTTGTATGAACAAGATGGTATCATACCACATATACAAGTTCATGATGAACTTAACATCTCAATTGAGAGTGAGGAGCAAGCAACGATGATTGCACAAAAAATGGAAGACTGTATGCCGGGAGACGCGCCTTTGCATGTACCCAGTAAGGTTGAATACATTCTAGCCAAGAACTGGGGAGACGCAAAAGGTGACTGAGGATAACATTATCAATGTCTGCTTATGTCCGGGTTGTAGTCATTTGACTCACATGAAACCCCTTGAGGACAACGTTTATTTCTGTAGATTATGCCATCAATTA